GCACCAGCACCCGCCTGTTGCCATCGGTGTCCTGGTACTGGAAGTACAAAATGTCGTTGACCACCGAGAGCCGCACGACCTTCGGGAAGTCGAAGTCGATCGGCGAATAACCATTCCAACTCTCGCCGCGGAACAACCGTTGAATCTCTTCCGACACGACCTGCTCGGCGCCGCCGCTCGTCACAAACAGCGCGTCCTTGCTCACGCCGTAGATCCCGCCGACGCCAATCGCCCATGCCGTGCGGCTGACAATCCCGCGGCGGCAGGCGGTCGTCGCCACCGACACCGAGAGCGCACTGCCCAAGTTCGGGTAGACCGCATAGAGGCGCTCGCGGCTGAAGCAGAAGGGCTGCGGGCCATACATGAGGCCAGCCATCAACTCTTCCGACGGTGAGCACACTTCGTAGTTGTTGTTGACGCCCCAGTGATCGGGTTGGTCGGGGGTACACCAGTACAGGTGTCCGGGGCGGTACTTATCGCCCAAGCCGAAGAGCATGCCGTTCACCGGGCCGAACAGCGTATGCACGGGTTCAGCGAGCACCGTGTCGCCGTTCTCGTCGATCGTGGCGACCGGCTGGTAGTGATCCAAATCGAGCGTGCCGGCGGCGTTCGCCTCCTCGTCGCTCATGTCGTAGGTGAAGACGCCGCCATCGCTCGCATTCACGCCGGCGAAGAACCAATCCGTGGTCAGTGAGCCGCCGCGCACGTACACCCGCTGCCGGAGGGCGCTGTCACCAGCAGGGCCAGGGTCCACCAGGATCGATCGGCGCAAGGTGTCGATGTAATCCTCCGCGTCCATCTCCGGGGAGGGGTTACTTTCAGCGCCTGTCCTCGGGTCGTAGTCGGTGTAGCGGAAGTCGTACGGCTGCGAGCCAGGCTCACCGGTATCAGGCTTCGCGCCGCCAGTCACGTAGAAGTTACCCATGCGGACGGCAATCGGCCCGGGGCCAGAGTTCGGCCCGCTCTTGATCAGCACCACCAGCCCGGTGATGGTCGACCAATCCCTGTTCGGCGTCGTGCCCATCCGCATGAAGTCGCCGCGTCGCAGGGGAATCCCCACGATGCCGATCTCTTTCCACTGATCGGACCCCGCTGGCCCCGCCACCGTCGTGGATCGCGACGGGTCGTTCTGGGCGTACTGCACTTCGAGCGGCGTGTTCGGGATGACCGTGCGGTTCGGGTTGATGCCAAGCGCGGCGGCCTCAGCGGAGGTGGCGCGACGATAGCGCGGCGGCACGGGCGTGTACGCCGGGTTGGGGATGACGCGACGCTGCGGCTGGTTCGGGTCACGAATGTACCGCTGCGTGGCGTAGCCGCGTGCGACCGATTGATCCTGCAGGCCCGCGTCGCGCGCCGCATGCACACGCGCCAACTCGCCTGCACTCACCAGATCCGCTTGGGCTTGGAAAAATTGTGCGAAGTCGTTCGCCGAGATCACCTTCACATAGGCGTCGATATTGTTGCCGGCACTGTCAGGAATGCCCGGCAGCACACTCGGTGAGAAGGAACTCGAACACACCACATAGACCCGGAACTCGACGACGTGTTGTGGGTGCGAGAAGTTCACCCAGAGGTGCATGTAGTCGTTGTCGGTGATGTCGAGGCCGCCGCCGAAGGTCGACAGATCACGAGTGATCGGCACGCCGAAGTAGACGTAGTCACCGGTGGGGCGCGGAGTCGAGGCGATGCGGCCGAAGTGAATACCTGCCGCCGAGTCGCTATCCGGTGAGCTGACTTCGAGAATCTCCGGTGGGTCGGTTGCCACGGGCGGGTCGTCATAGGTGTAGCCCGCGTTCGGCGTCCACACGGCGGGGTCGGTGTCACTGCCGACGACGAAGTCTGCGATCGTTTTCAGGTTGCGTGTGCCGAGTGAGACGATCGGCGCGGAGCCAGGCGCCGGCAAGCCAATCTGCAGATCCAAGCCGTCCGCCCGCACCTTCCGCATGCGCTGCCGATCCGCGACGAACATCCACGGGTCGCCTGAGAGCGGTGGCCGGTGCGGCAGCAGCACGAGTGGGTCGCCGGAGTAGCCGGTGTCGATCGACGAGAGGGCACCACTCTGCCCCCGGTAGAGCGACTGATCGATCCCCCAGATGCGTGTGTAGGTACTATCTTCAGGGTCGTTCAGCCGCCGCACTGAGTGGTGGTTGGTGCCAGCCGAGGCGAACTCGGTCAGCCCAGGGCGCGGCGACAATCCCCGGTCGTGCGTGTGAATCAGGTTCGTATGCCGCGCGAACTGACCGACTTTGATCGCGTCGTGCTGATCCTTGAGGTTGAGGCCGCCCAGTCCGAACGGCCAGATCTCCGTCTGAAAGGGCTGCTCGAACGGCGAGGTGGTGACGACGAGGGCGCGGGAGGACTTCTGTTCGGGCATCAGGCCCACCCTTCAAGAATGAGCTTGGCGATCTCCACACCCATATTGAAGCGGTGTTCGCAGTACTGCGCGCGGCCGAGGTCCTGCCCGCGGCCATCCTTCTGCAACAGATCGACGAGGGCGCCGTACTTCACCACCGGCATGAGTTCATCCGGCACCACGAGGATCTCGCCGTTGCCGTTGAGCACGGTGCCGAGTGGGACGTACAAGAGATCCAAGGTGCCTGCCCCAATCGGCGCTGGCCCAATCTGCACCTGCCCGAGCGGCGCTTCCTCCTCCATGTACACCAGCGGCGCCACGGTATCGGTGTCCTCCCACGTCGAGATCATGTGGTCGGCTTCGAAGCTATCCGAGCGGAGCAGCTCGCGGACGACACTGCCGCGCCAGACCACTGTCACGAGTCGGATGCAATCGGTGGGGAGGTCAATCCGCGAGGCACTCGCCAGCACCGCCACATTCGCTGCGCCGACGAGCAGCATCGTGTCGTGGAGGAGGGTGTTCTGTCGCTGGTTCGCAATGTTGAGGACCTCGTCGCGTGTCCAGACGCCAGAGGGCCACGTCTGCCCACCATTGGGGGGTTCGAGCAAGGAGTACTGCAACTGTTGCATGAGGGCTTGATCGGTGGTCGCCATCAGCCTTGCCCACGAATAATCTGTTGCAGCAACGGTACCCCGGTGTCGCGGAAGGGCTTCTGATCGCGGCGGTCCAGCCCCATGTAGCGGCGGTAGAACTGCGATGTCTTGATCAGGTCGTTGAGATCCGCCGCGCCTTCGAGGAAGAAGGTGAAGTACGGCATCGTCGCCGCGAACGCCGGGCCGCCCTTCTTGAAGGTGAGCACATGCAAGGAGTACCCGAGCAAGGTGGTGAGGTCTTCCTCACCGATATCGACCGTGTCGCCGTCCTCGACCACCACCGGCGTGGCGCTCACGCCGTCCACCGTCAGCGTCCCACCACCCACCGCATCGGCCGGCCAGATGTAGATCAGCTGCAGCGACACCGGTGCCCACAGCACAGGCCGTGTGGGGACATCCCCGCCGGACGCCGTGGTCTCTGATCGCCACGTGTGCCGGCCGTTGTTGAGATCTTCCCGGCCTGACGGGGTGAGCGGCAGGTTGTTGTAGGTGATCCGCATGCGGTAGAGCATCGTGGCCGAGAGGGCGTACTCGTACTGGTTCGCCACCGTCGGCAGGGTGATACGACGCTTCCACATGCCGGTGAGCAGGTTCCACGTCAGCAGCGCCTCGTTGAACGCATCACGCGCTTCGGTCGCATCCCAGAACGGTTTCGACTCCACCCGCTCCTGCAACCGCTGCCGAATCGTCGACCACGTGTAGTCGGCCATCTACGGTGCGGCCGAGGTGAACTTCCTCCACCCAGAGGCGCCTGAGCAGAAGTACAGCAGATCGTTCGTCGAGTCCCAGTAGATCTTACCGACCTCACCCGCGGCGTCACAGGCCGTGCTCTCCGGCGCGGCGGTGTTCACCGTGGTGACTTGAATGTCGACGGCGAATGTCTGCGCGACCGACCATGTGTTGACGCGATCGAGCAGGCGGAGTACCTGTGCGGAAAGTGTGTCCTGCGCTACGACAGCGGGCGGTACATTCAGCGACCATCCCAAGGCGACAAACAAAATCGCGAGCCACGCTAACAAATAGGTACGAGGGTTACGCATAGGCAGGATTTTACACCTCATCCGGGCACCCGGACGGCGGCGTCACCGGCAGCAAGGGCACCGTCGCCGGACACCCTGGTTCGCCCGTCGGCGGCACGGGTCCCGGCTCACACGAGAAGGTGTAGAACACCGTGCGAATCATCTGCGTCACACGCGCCTCAGCCGGTTCGCTGTAGTAGACCTGCTTCGGCATCTGCGACACGCGCAGGCCAGACGTATCAGGGATTTCGCTGTAGGAGATGGTGAGTCCTGCGTAGCCGGTACTCCCAGCGGAGGTCGGCGTCGGGTTGGTGACTTCGACCCCGGCGGTGATGCGGCTCATCACGTAGGAGGAGTTCACCCCGGTGTTGCCGCTGCGCTGTGTGTAGCCCGCCGGAGGGCTGATCGTGATGACCGCTGAGCCAATCCGCCCGACGCTGATCACCAGCTCCACGCCGAGGGTGGTGATCGAGCCGTGCGGGAACGAACTCACCGCGGGGGTGCTGCTCGCGCTGTTCTGTTGACTGACCGCCAGCGTCTGCCCGACGGCCGTCGAGATCTCAATGCCTGTGATGCCGACGCCCGACTTGCCGCCGTTGAAGGTAATCGTGAGCGTGGACGCCCCACCCACCACCCCCGTGCTGCGCCAGATCTCCGCCACGCGCGAGGACAGCGTGACGCGCTTGTCGAGCGAGAACGCATTCCCGAGGTTGTCAACGACGCTCGTGACGACGATGCCGTTACTGGTGTAGGCGAGACACGCGAGGACGTTGTTGCCGGTGGTGAGCGGGGTGGTGATCGCGAAGGTGAAGGAGGTGGACCCTCCGCCCTGTGCGGTCGCGGCGTTCGACTGGACAACCGCAAACGCCACGGCTAGGAGACGATCTCGATGCCACCTTGCATCGCGTTGACTTCAGCCGGGGTCCACGCAAGCCCGGTGAGCGGGTTGAGTGCGTACATCTGATCGTAGTAGGCGTAGTCGGTAAGTGCGATCGACTGGGCATCGCCTTGGTCGTCACTGCCCGCAGAGCGAATGAGCGTGGCAAGCTGCCGCCCACCCGGGCTGGTCTTCACCGCATTGGCGAGGAGCTGCAGGCCGTAGACGGTGACGCCGAGCGGGATGGTCGGGTAGAGGAAGAGATCCTTCTGGCCGATGGTGGAGGAGCCGAGGTAGTCGGTGCCATCGTTCGGCGGCGTTTCATCGACCAGCGCGCCGTGATCGGTGCCAGTCGAGGGCGTCCACTGCTGATAGAACCCGCCGCCGCCCACCGCGTCGGTGTAGGGGACGTCGTCCCGCACGCGGATATCGCCGAGGAAGGCGTTGTCGGGCGCCGAGCCAGAGAGATCGCCCCAGTAGGTGTCGCACATGTACCCACGCGGCTGGGGGTAGATGAGGTTCCACTGGCCGAACGTCGACGGGTTCGTGCTGTCGATGTTGCCGGAGTCGTACTGTTCCACGCCGTCGACAAAGATGCGGAAGAAGCCCGTCGAGGCGTGGATCTTCCACTCGTAACCGATGTGAATGTAGTGATTGAGCGAGACTAGCCCAGCGGGGGTGCTGCCAACCAGCGCGCCGATCGAGGTGTTCGCCCCATTCCACGCACTGATCGAGCCGTTCGCGTTGATCACGAAGAAGGCGAGGATGTTCACGGTCGAGGTGCTGCAGAGGTCGAACACCGAGGTGACGTTGAAGCTCTCCGCTTTGACGGCATGGCCGAAGTAGCCCCCAGCGTTACTGGTCGTGACGCCCTTGAAGCAGCCGTTGCCCGCCGCCGCGTTATTGTAGAAGGCGGATCCGCCGCAGCGCCCCGCACCGGGGACGACGGAGGAGTTGGCGAGATCCACCCCCTGCCAGTAGCTCTCTACCTTCGCGACGCTGTTGCCGTACTTGTTCCAGCCGTCACCACTCAGGAGTGCCATCAGACCTCTCCGAGATTCCGCACGGTGACGATGAGTTCATGCTTCCCGAATTTGGTCGCGCCCGCCCAGCCCCATTCCCAGAGCGCGATGTGCCGCTCGTAGGGCAGCGCTTCAACGAGGGTCGTGTCGGCGACCTGCATCGACCAGGTGAGGAGGCCGTTCGCATCCACCGTGACGTTGTTCAGGTTGAGGACGTCTTGCGCGTTGCGGCTGTTCACGTAGCCGGTCGTGCCGTCGCTTTTGATGACGTAGAGGGTGAGCGCCAGCGAGGACAGCGAGGCGGCTGGAATGGCATTGCCTGCGTCGTCGGTGATCGTCGCCGTGTACTTGGGTGTGGTTTGTTCGAGGCAGTCGACGGTCGACGGCTCCCCCGCGACGAGTGGGTTCAGCACAGATCCTCCTCGGCGAGGGTGGGCACGGTGAACGTCTCTTCAGACAAGGTGGAGCTGACGCCCGTCTCGCCGGTGAACGACGGCGTGACGAAGGTCTCGCTGCCCAGTTCGAGGCAGAAGGCGGCGTTGATGAGCGTAGTCGGGTCGACGTTCCACAGCCCTTGGCCGGCAGGCGCAGGCTTCTTTCGCCGCAGGAGATCGGGGTAGCGAGGCCGCCAGCCGCGTGTGATCGGCACGTCCAACACGCTACTAATTTCGAAGCCGTTGTCCGGCTGCTCCGCGAGGCGGCGAGCAGGAAACCTGTCCGGGTAGCGTCCTCGCCAGTAGAGATCACTCTGCGGGCGCAGCGGCATGATGGGCGTGACCTGCCGGTGTGCGGCCTTGAGCGTCGTGCGTGACGGCACCTGTGCCGGAAAGGTCGGCATCGGCGGCATTTCCGTCGGCAGCGGCGGGTTCACGATCGGGCTGAGATTGTGAATAAAGTGCCGCTGCGACGCCGTGCGAATGCTCGTCTTGCCGTAGACGCGATCGGGAAAATGCGGCAGCCAGCGCACGTCCCCTTCTTCGAGGAGGAGGTTGTCTCCGTTCTCCAAGAGCAGCGCGTCACCAGTTTCGAGAAGGAGGTTGCTCGGCATCTAGCTACGCCACCCGCCGTGCGGTCAGAAAACTCCCCGCCTTCACCGTCGTGTTCGTACCATTCGACGTTTCTTGCGCCCACATGAGCGTCACATTTCCGGCGTTCGCCCCGTTTCGGACGTATCCTCGGAGGCGCACGGTTGCCTGATTCGTATCGGCACCAAACGGTTGCCCCGCCACAGCAGAGGACGTGCTATGCAGCATCGTCAGCGCTGTCGTGTCGGTACTCGTCCCGGCCCCATTCGCGACAGTTCCCTGCATCGGGCCGAACAGGTCGTAGCTAATTTCTGTCGGCGTGGTCGGGAACGTGAGGCCACAACGGAACTCTCCGGTTGTGTTTCCGAGATAGTACACGACAAACTCAAACTCCCACACCTCATTCGCACCGATGGCGAAGAGCAGTTCGTCATCGGCTTGGAGGGCTGTACTTGTGTTAAGCGACTCATCCCCCGTCTTATAGACAAACTTGGTCAACAATCCTGCGAGCTGCAACAGCGTCATCTTCCGACTGAGCGGGCTGCCGGACGGATCATCGACGAGGTACAGCAGGTCTTCAAACGCTGGCGTGCCAATCGCCGTGAGATCGGTGAGTTTGGTATCAGCCACGGCGAATCACCCGGTGCCAGAGCCACTTCCACCACGCGACGTGCCGACGCCAATAGGCGAGGGGCGTCTGCTGCTCCAGCCGCGCGATGCGATCTTCGAGCACACGAACCCACGATTCCAGCGCCTCGACCGACAACGGGACTTCCTCTCCGCCATCGGGATAGGGCTGTTCGAGGACGACGATCGGATCCCCGAGCCGCGCCTCATTACTCACGACAAACGGCGGATGCTCGATCATGCGATGAGCACACTCACGATGACGCCGTCACCGAGCGTGATGACGTCGATGTACAAATCCGCGAGGTTGATCGCGTTCGGCGCGAGGGTGAGCGCCGCGGTGAAGCTCGGGATGGTGTTCACCGTCGGCACGGCGAGCTGCGCGTACAACCCCTCATCGGTCGCCGCGACCATGTCGCGATTGCCGACGAAGGCGTAGCCTACGTTCGCGCGGCGCGCTTGAATCAGCACACCATGCACCGGTTCCGGGTAGCCGGACGGCGGCAGCAGACTCACGACGGCGACAGGGGTGCCAGGCGTCGGGTTGATCTTGCCAAGGGGTCGCAGCATGTCAGCTCCAGGTACTCGATCCGCCAATGGACGGATAGGCCGGCGTTTCGATCGACTGATTCTGCCCGATGAGCACGCGGTCTTCAATCAGCGCGGTGCCTTGGGGGTTCGGAATCGGCACCAGCGGCCCCAGGAAGAAGAACGGCATCCCCGCAGGCGGCAGCGTGAGCTGAGCAATCCGATCCGGGTAGATCGACGCCCATGCGCGATCGGGCACGGCCGGGTTCGTCGCCGTCGTCGGCAGGGCCAGCGCCAGTTGCGCGGCGGTGAGCAACTGGAGCCGATTCAGGGCGTCTGGATAGACCCCTCGCCAGACGAGGCCGTCAGGGAGGAAGCCCGAGGGAATCGACCCAGTGGTGAAGGCGGGATGCTGTCCCGCGAGGAGCTTCAACCGGAGGATGCGATCCGGATAGCTCGGCACCCACGGCAGCCCATCGGGCGCGAAGGTCGTGTCGAGAAGCGGGATGGCTTTCGATTGGTACTGCCAGTGTGACATGCTAGTAGCCTACCCGTCCGCCACGATCCATGACCTGTGCGTTGGTCACAGAGACCATGAAGACATCGCCACCCCCTGCATCTTCGTGCTGCAACGCGCCGATGTCGTGATAGCCGGTGCCGCCAACGGGCAGCACGCCTGGATAGCCCACCGCGCGCGCAGCCGCGCCTGCTCCAGCCGTCGCGTTGAGCGAAAAGTCCTGCCCGGCGGCATTCGTGAAGAAGGAACCGGTGCCCGTCACGAACGCTGTACTGGTCACGGCGAAGCCCGTGCCAAGGGCGGTGTTGCCACCCGTGTTACTGAAGGCTGCACAGTGCATGAGTTCAACGGCCGAGTTATTAACATTATCGAAGCCAATTCCCGTATTGGATTCCGCGATGCAGTTCTCGAAGAACGCAGGGCCGTCACCGAGGCGGAACCCGTCGCGGCCATTGCCGTAGGCCACGCAATCGATCATCGTCGCGAGTTGTGCGGTCGTGATAAAGCCGTCTGTGGTCGCCCCACTATTGCTGTCTGAGATACAACGGATACAGGTTGCCGCCACGGAAAATCCAGCGACGGTGTTCTCGTAGGCGACGCAATCGACCGCCTGCGTAAATGCTGTGAATGGGCTAATCGTTGCACACCCAGTCGCCGTGCAGCGATAGAGCGAATGCGAGTTCGAGACGACAAACCCCCCGTTGTTACAGTTTGCGACATGGCACGCCACGAGAAGCCCGCGCTGGAGGAAACCACGGCTGGACGTGAGGGAAGCCCCGTCAGCGGAGAGGTTACAAATGAAGCTGCGTGCTCCTGTCATCGTCCAGATCGCAAACGTCGAAATCCCACTCGCTTGAAAGAGTGGCTTCGTACCTCTATCGCCGCGGGTTGTTTGGTAGCCCTCCACGTAGAACGGCCCAGTCCCTGTGAAACAGCCCCCGCTGACGTTCGTAGAAGCTGACGTGATGGAATACGTGCCGCTCTTGATCCACGCGCGGACCCCGCCAGTCGCCAGCGCCAAGCCGAGTTGCCCAATGGACCCCAAGGCCCCACCAATGTTCATGGTGATGCCCGTGCCGGCGGCCACGTTGCGATCCACCGTGATGGACGTTGACGACGTAAAAATGGTGACTTGGTAGTAGCCGGCGGCCAATCCGCCAGAGCCTCCAGCGAGATAAATCACGTTGCCGACGATATCGGCAGTGAATGACGCGGTGACAGACGTGATGACGCCCGTGCCGACCGCCACGGCGTCGGCGGTGGAACTGTTATTCCCGCCGCTGTTGGCAGCATCCTGCTGAGAAAAGTCCACCCCTGCGGCACCCGCAACAAATCCGCCGCCGTTAGTATCGGCACCAGCGGTGCGAACTTCCCAAATTGTGCTGGAGGAAACCGCCATCTAGTTAGTACTGCTCAGGATTCACCGCGATTTTGAGTGCTCGATTCCGTCGCACGTTGCTCGCCGCTTCCATGTCCGTGATAAACGTTGAGACATCGGTAATAAAGGAGGCGACATCGGCATCCGTGATGATCGACCGTCCATCTGTAGCTGAACCGTCCACGAGGATGTTGCCTGCCCCGCCAGCGAACATCGCCGTCCACCCCTCAGCCACCGCCTCGGCTTGAAGAGATTTGCAGAGATTGAACAGTTGACCGAAGCGATCGGCGAGCGGCCGGATCTTGGTATTCGCAACGAGAATGGCTTGCGGGTTGGTGTTCGGCATAAGTTCCTCTCAGGTTGTTACTGTGCCGCTGTCAGACATCACTCACCATGTGAACCGCGCGTCCCACACACCACTCCCGCCGATGAGTGTGAGCGCCCATTCGCTGGCTTCGAGCGCCCCGCCCGCCTCCGTCCAGAACTGATTATCTTTCGGAAAGTTCTGCACGAAGTCGTTGTCGTCCACCCACCGATGTGAGGGGCCGCCGACGATCTTCAGCCGTGCACCAGGCGCAGAGAGAATCTGCATCGTCACTGGACCGATGACGATCTCGTCAGGCAGGGACATCTCCGTGAAGCCATCAGGCACCGACACCCCGTTGATCACCGGGCGAAAGGCGGGATACCACCGCTGCCACGCCTCCATCCCCGGTTGCAGATCGAGATCCTCCAGCACGCGCAGGAAGTCGTCGCCCCATTCGTACGTTCGCACGTAACGGGTCACGCGGGTGGCGAGATAGTGCTTCGTGAGGTCGGCGACGGCGCGTCCCGGCGTCCACGCCTTAATCCCGCCAAGGTCATCTTCCGGACGAATCTGCGGCACGATCCGCGCTTGCGTGTAGGTACCGCCGTACCCGCCGGAATACCCGGTGATGGGCAGATCCGGCACGCCCACCTGGTAGACCCGCATGGCATTCTGTCCGTAGGCGCCTTTGGCTGAGTCTCGATAGTCACCGACGTGCTTGACAAGAACTGGAACACCCTCTGCCGTGAGCGTGACGCCAAGGGGAATGGCTTCACGCGGACCCCCACCTTGCGCGGCCCAAGTATGCCCAATCAAGTAGACCGGCGGCGCTCCCATCGTGATCTGTGTCTTGTCAGCCCGGTTCACCGCTACAAGCCCGTAGGCTTCGCTAAACCAGGTAAAGTCTTTAGGAGGTTCGACAGGGACTACTTCCGGATTGGCTGTCAGCATCGTCTGGAGGTAGTACGCCGCTGGCATCCCGGTGGGAATCGGGCCGCCGAGGAAGGCCGCCCACTGCGCTTCAATACCGTCCAGCACCCCCGTAAGCATTTGCATCACGTCTTTGGAGATGCCCAGCGGCGCGGCGGAAGTTCCGAAGGGAATCAGCGCACCTGGCTTGTGAGGTTTCTGTGTCGCAATGGCCGTCCGTACCCAATTCCTCGCCCACGACCCGGCATTGATGTAGTCCGTGCCGGTCGCGATCTTCCAGGCGTGCATCGTGAGGATGATCCGTGTGTAGTACCAATTCCCATACGCCCCGAGCACGCGCTGGCCGAAGTCGCCGCGCGATTCATAGTTGAGAAGATCCAGCCACGATCCGTTCAGCCATTGCACGGGGAAGCTATCCAAAAGTTGCTGGCACTGCGCTTCCGCAAATCCCGACCAGCGAATAGCCAGGCCGTAGTAGGCGTAGTGATGATCCTCAGACCCTGGTGATTTCTCCAAGGCGTATGGCACCGTCGTCAGTGCCGAGCCGAAATGCAACGTGGTATTCCCCAGCCATTCCGCGACGGCCTGCTTGTCCGCAGCGGTAAACCCGGGATAGTCCCAGAGGAACCCCAACGCACGCGCGACGCACGCAACCGACTCATCCTGCGAATGGAACGGATGGTTGACCGCGCCCCACAACTGATCACCTGACAACGGCTGCACGACCTGAAGGCGTAAGAGGCGGATGGCTTCTTCCGCTGCCGCCGTCGGTTCCGTCTTCGCGCCGTACGTGATGCCTGGAACCACTCCGGCAAACCACGACCATGCGTAGAGGTCAGCGAGTTCACCTGGGTACTTGGGCGGCTTCTTGGGCGGCACATTGAGTGCGCCGATGAACGACTGCCACTGGGCGTTCCACACCCCAGTCAGCCAGCCTTGGAACCGCGTACGCTGCTCGGTGGTGTAATGCAGCGGTTGCACACCTGTCACGACCACGATCGGGCGTGTTTCGGTGTCGGTTTCTACAGATGGACCGGCGCACTCTGCTCCCCCGTTCCCGGCTGGGATGTCAATCGTGCGCGAGCGCGATCGAGAACGACTCTCCGTGCCATCGCCGTTCGGCGTCCACGCAGACCAGTCAGACCACGCAGACCACGCTGACCAGACGCAATCAATTGGAGGTGCGAGGTGCGCGTTGAGATCCGCCTGGAGCTGAAGGAGAAATTCGCGATCTGTCATCGTCATGGAGATACGCCACCCCTTCGTTCCTGTTGATCGAGCCATTTTTCGAGCGGCAGACACGTCCCGAGATCGTGACAGCGCAGACAGACCGGCTTGCCCCCACAGGTCCAGCACCCAGCCCCCGCTTCTTCCATCCAGATGAGGAGTCCTTCGGGCGTCCGCTGCTGGATCAAATACGTGGTCGACACGGAGTTCGGCTTGGTGAAAATAATCGTGCCGCAGTGGGCACAGGTGATCGTGTCGTACTCGCCGAGCGGGCGATCCGGGTCGATGATCGTCGCATAGCCCTGCGCGTGCCGCATGGCCGCTACCCGACCGAGAAGGAGAGGGGGACGTCGTCGAAGGGTTCGGGGAGCGGTGGGGTGCCGAGCGTGCCGAGGAAGGGTTCAGCCGTCAGTCCTTCGACATCGCCGCTGACGACACGGAGGGCATGAATAATCGCCCCCTGCGCGGTATCCGCATGGACCATCAGCTCGATCACCTCGCGGCGAACGAGTGGGTGATCCGGTTGATAGATCACCACCCGAGGAAACGAAACACGCCACGTCACAACGCGCCTATTGTTCGTCGACGTGAATTTGGGTCGCGATCGCCACCACACTGGAGGTCGGCGACTGCACGCCAATCCCGTTCGACGCGGTCGCTGGCGAGACCAGTTCCCCACCTGGCGCGGCCACCCAGCGGAAGGTCGCCCGCTGATTGAGCGCGATGTTGAGGAGGATCTGCGCCGAGGTATAGGTCGGCTCGATTGTGTGGTTCTCACCCGCGTCGGCTTCGGTCGCCGCATCGGCCGGGTCGAGCGGCTGCGGGACGACGGCGGTGGCAGTCCCGGCGGTCGTGCAGCGCTGAATCGTGTACAGGAAGGGGTTATCGCCTACTGTACCTTGTGCGCCGAAGATGATGTCGTACCACTTCAGCCGGCGGGGCCGGGTCGCGTCGGCCGTGATGTTGCCCACCGAGAGGGTGGTCGAGGCCGTGCGGAGCAGGTCTACAGCATATTTTGCCACGTCAAAATCTCCTTCTAATACTCCACAATGCCAATCATCAGGCGTTCGTTTGCAGTGCCGAGTGCCCAGATCTCCGAGAGCTTCACTGGCCCCGCATTGAACGGGCCAATCGACACCGGCCCCTGCGAGGCTTGCGTCGGATCGAGCGAGAAGGCGTGCGAGGTCGCCGACACGACTGGCGACGCCCCGCCGACGTACACCACCGCGGTGTTCGCCGGGTCCGCGGCGAGGAGGATCTGCCGACAGGCGACGTCCTGCGTGCCGCCGGGTTGCGTGTCCCCGAGCACCGACGACAACCGTTGGGCAGATCCAGAGAGCGTCAGTGCGTAGTGGCGCCACGACATACCCAACTCCTTACCGGCGGTCGATCGTGCCGGGGCTGCGATCCGTCAGGTCCGGCGGCGGCTCGGGCGTATCCGACGGCTCCCAGCGCGAAGGGGTGCGCGGCAAGCCGGAGACCGGATTGTCCGTTTCGCCGCCACCGGGGGCGGTGACAGGCGCGTCTCCCCAGACCGGTTGCAGGCCCGAGGTGCCGCCCGTGTCGATCAGCGGATCGCCACCGCGCTCACGAATGAGATCGCCCCCGGGGTCCGGCGGCGGCATCGCGGGGTCGGTGTAAGGTGTTTTGAGATCGCCCATAGCAGTACTCCTGTCCTCAGTAGTAGTCGTACACCGTCGCGTCGGTAGAGCGTAACAGATTCGTGGTCTCGGTGATCACGCCGTACCCGAGCGCAAAGTTGACCGTCACGTAGTCTTCGGGAAACTGGTTGTCGTCCGCGAGGCTCACGCGCTGCAGCTGCAGATCCCAGTCGCGCTGCAGGCGGTCGGAGAGCGCCAGGTTGAAATAGGGGTTGGGAAGGTCTTTCGTCCCCGGGAACTTCGACGCGGCGAGGAGCGACCCCAGCTTGAAGAGATCGGCGCGATTGCTGAAGACGCCTGGGAACACCGAGGTGTCCGCGAGGCGCTCGGCTTGACGATAGTACAGGTACGGGAAGTGCCGCTCTGACGTCGGCGTCGGCCAAAACTCATAGCGCGTTTGGCCGAGGGTCGCGGTGGCGGGGGAGACATCGCGTGCGACGAGGTAGCGCGGCCCTGTGTCGGAGTTGGTGCGCGCCGGGTCCGCCGTGCCGATTTGATCCTGATTGAACCAGTACGGCAACAAGCGCTGGTTGTACCGATCGACGATGATCAGAAAGCGGTGAAAGTCGGCTGGGGTCGTGAAGTAGGCGTCGAGAATGGACGCGGTTTCGGCCCCACCGGTCTCGGCGTAGTTGCGGTCGAGGACGATCGTCGAGGCGTCGGTGACGGAGATGATGGTGTAGATCGGGTAGCCGGTGACACGGATCTGCCGCCCGGCGTCGGTGGCGACAAAGAGCGCTGCGGAAGTGACGGTGGGTGAGCCTTGAGTGAAGGTGACGGTGAGCGAACGGCTCGCCAAGGTGTCGATCGAGGCTTCCTTCCGCAGAAAGCCCCAGCCGCCACCCCGGTACTCGCACGCTTGGGTATAAGCGTCTTGTACCCAGTCGCGCACGAGCAGCGGCGGGACGCCAGGAAAGGCGTTGCGTGCCCGCCGCCAGGCTGCTTCAAAGGTCTCGGCCACAGGAGCAGGCTCCTACTTGCCGATCGCTTCGAACCGCGCCGTGTAGGCCGACAGGTCGGTGCCGTTGGCGATCTCGTCACCTGCCATGTCGAAGAACTTCAGCTTGCCGTTGGTGACGTCGTACTTCGCCAAGCGGATGACCGTGCCGTTGCTGAAGGGTTCCAGCAGCAGCAGGTCGACCTTCCCCATGCCGAACTGCTGCGCGGGGAGCGTCTCGCCGTTGGTCGCGTACGAGGAGGACGCCGTCAGGAGTCCGATTTTTCGAATGAACGATCCCGACCGATCGTGATAGTCGCCAATCGTCCGTGTAATGGCCATCGCACCCATGACTGCTCCTCCTTCGTCCGCTGACTCCTACAAAACCTAGCGTCGTGCTGTGGGCTAGGTGGTTTCCGGCACGTCGAGATCGACGACCGCTTCGGCTTCCATCGCGTTGTACGCGCCAGACGACACCCCCAGCGCGGGGTAGGTCGCTGCGGATCCGGCCGCCAGACAATCGGCCTTGCCTGCGGTGGCCGACGGAATGACGAACAACCCGGCAGCCGTCGGGGCCGCCGTCGGTGCATCCACGAACTTGACCGTGGCGGGGCCGTGCGTCTGCACACAGCCGTAGTACCCGAGAGTGATCGCGTTCTGGAAGACGCCGGCGATCCGGCCTCGTCCAAGTGCGGTCGGCGAGGTCGTCACGAGGTACTGCGTCTTGTCCGACCACCACGCGACGGCCCCGCGGAAGGGCGCCACCGACATGGTGGAGTCGGTCTTGATCAGCTGGTACGTCTTCGAACGACCAGCTTCCGCCCCCGCGGGTGAGCGCGTCGGCTGAATGACGGTGAAGCGTGCCCCGAGCGTGCCCGGGGCATGGAGGGTCGGCGTGTTCTCTTGTTCAGGGTCGCCGGACTGCAAATAAACCGGCGGCATTTCCCAGCGATTCGGCATGATCCGTCTCCTTTCGGCAGCTCTGGCCGAATCCTACGACGTGAACCCGTGGAGCACGCGCGACAGGCGCAGTGCCTTGACGATCGGCCCGTTCCCTCCGAAGAGAATCTGGCCGGACACCTGGTTGTCTTCCCGCGCGCCCTTGAAGCCGGTGAAGCCAAACGCGAACTTCGCCGACTGGGCGATGTAGAGCCGGATGTACGCGTCGTCGCCGGTCGGCCCGAAGTTCAGCCACCAGAAGGTCTCGCCCGCCGCGTTGTAGTTGCCGAGGTCGGCATCGTTGACGCCGTCCTGCCCCGGGCAGTAGTCGGACATCATCACGGTGGCGCGGTCGAACTTGATCCCAGGCCACGCGATTTCCGGCTGGGTCGTGTCGATCACCTGATGGGGCAGGAAGTTCTCCGAGATGAACCCCATGCCACGCCGTGTGGTCAGACCCGTGTCGGGGGCCTGGTTGCCGATGCAGCAGGACAGGTACGAATGGCGGAGGACCCGGTAGGACATCGAGCCGAGATACGGCGCGGCGCCGATGTTCGGCGAGGCGACGAGACCGGTCGGTGGCGTCAGCGCGGGTGCCACGTCTGCGCGCGTCTGTCCACCGTAGGAGGGGAAGAGGTTCCCCGCCCATGAGGCGTTCGTGCCGTCGTTCAGCGCTTCTTCGAGGCCGTTCAATTCGAGTGAGCGGTTGTCGCCGGCGAGGTTCTGCCCATGATGGAACGCGGCGATTTCGAGGATCGCCGACATGGTGAGGGCCGCCTGTGCCATGTCGGTGCGAATGACCGAGAAGGCCGCGTTCGGCCCCGCCATCTCGACTTCGAGGTCTTCGAGGAACTCGGTCACGTTGACCTGGTAGTACTTGGGGCCGAAGAGCATGCCCGCACGGGTCTGCCGGCGGGTCACGTCGAAGGAGGCGCCTTTCGCGTAGGCCCCGCCCTTCATCGGCTTGAACATGAAGTTTTCTTGAATCTGGGGACCGATCCACTTGCGGGTGAAGCGGCGACGGCACATCGCGATCAGGGGACCGGATTTGAAATAGCCGTCGACGACACCCGGTTGGATGTCCTTGGTGACAGTGGTGTTGACATCATCGAGCAGCAGGGCCACGGGAACTACCTCCTACGGCTCGCACCGGTCGCCAGATCAAGCGGTCGAACTAGACAGCCGCGCGCGCGTCTTGCAGCTTCTGGTAGTACGCGGCTGCGGTGTCGGCGGTGTGCTGTTCGGGCTTGTCGGACGAGGACGGGTCGAGCGCGTCGAGTGGGGAGCCGGTACTGCCGCGCACCGGGAAGGGCTGCGTCTGCATCCCCTTCAGGCGTTCGGCCACACCCGCATCCACGAGTTTGTTGATTTCAGCGTCCTTGCGCGCTTTGTCGCGCTCGGCAATTTTCTCGGCGAACTTGTCGTGGTACGCATCGAGCAGCCCGAAGACCCGACCATCGGGGAGTTGGCTGCCGAGGCGCTTGTCGGTGAGGAGGACGCGCGTGTCCAAGACCTCGCCGAAGTCTTTGTAATGCGAGAGGGTGAGCGTGTTCTGCAGCCCGAGGTAGTTCGCCGCATCCATCTGCTGCTGCCGCATGGTCTCGTTGAACGTGTCGCGATCGATGTACTTCGCGGGATCGAGCGCGGGCGGTGTCACCGGCGGCGTCACGGGAGGTGTGGGTGTCCCTCCAGCTTTCCGCAGCCGATCCAGTTCATCGAGGTCGGTCTTCCGCTCGGCATACCAGGCGTTCAGCCGGGTGTAGTCCTCGGTCAGCGTGTCTTCCTTCTTCTTGAGATCGTCCATGTGTCGGCTGTAGTCCGAACGGGCGAGCACCGATTCCCCCACGGTGACGAGGGCGTCTGATGCCTCCGCGGCGGCCAACACGGCTTCCAGCGGCTGATTCCTCAAGTTCTCGGGCAACTTGGCGAGAATCCCTTTCAGGAAGTCGGTTCCGGTTTCTTTGGCTCCCATTGCTGTCCTCCTCAGATTGCGCCAGAGCCTGCAACCCCACGATCAAACGCCGCCGGGAATTGCTGTCCGGTGGCGGTGGGTGTGGTTGCGCCAGCTCCTGCACTGAGTAACTGCGCGAGTACTTGTTGGAGATGATCTTTGACTTGTGCGAACTGCACCGCATGGGCAGGAATCGCCTGTGCGTACGAGTCGAGCATCGACCCGATTTTTTCCGCCGAGCTGAGAATCGCCGAGAGCATCTCGGGCGGCATTTGATCCGGTGCGACCGGTGGGGCCACGGCGGAGAGCGAGAAATTGGTCGGCGCGCCTGTGGGGCCAGCCCCGACCGATTGCGGCGAGGGCGGCGGGCCGTTCAAGGGATCTTGCGAGGCGCCGGTCGAGGCACTGCGCGGTGGAAAGGCCATCGCTATCGGCGTCCTTTCGCGGTGAACGATCGCCAGCCGGATTTGATGCGTTCGAAATTGGAGGCTTTCTTGTCCACGAGTTTGTGGCCGACCTCGACGGAGCGCCGGCGGGCTTCGAGGGCGTGCGTGGCGATGCGCGGATCGACCTTGCCCGATTCGTTTGGCAGGGTGATGTCGCCGCGGGCCATCAGCAGGCGCGTCCGCGGCCAAACTTCTTACTGCCCGTCATCTTCTTGCCGCCCTTCACGGGCTTGCCTTTGCTGAATGCCATGGTGGTGAGCCTTTCCGTGTCAGACGAGGGGTTGGGGTTCGAGACGAGGCGAACAGAGCAGCCGTCCCCCGACAAACTGCGCGGATCGCCTCGTCACACCTCAACCAGACGAGCAAGGATGCGCTGACACGACTCATGTTGTCAAGGGGGAAGGCGACAAAAGTCTGCCCGAGGACGGATTTGTTACTTGTCGGAGGTGGTCGTGGTGGTGCGCGTGCCGCCCTTGCCGTCGGACTTGGACTCGCCCTTGGGCGGGGCGTCGTTGCTGGCTTTGCGGCCTTGGGCGTTCGCCATCATGCCGAGGCCGAGCATTTGCTGCGCCTGGAGGCGCTCGGTGATCGTCGTGGGTGAGCGGAGTTCGAGGATCTGCCCCGACATCGGATCGAGCAGCATGACGCGGCCGTCAGGGAGCTGTACGGGACCGGGACCGGGCGGCATCGGGGAGCCAGCACCGGACGGACTCTCAGGACTCGCGGACATGGGAGGCATCCCACCCATCATCGCCTGCTGCTGCAGCTGGATCTGCATCATCGCCTGCTGCAGGATGAATTGCTGCTCCTCGGGCGTGACGGGCTTGAGCGGGGGCAGCGGGATCGCCGGCGGCGCACCGACGTTCGGGGTTTCGAAGACCTCGTGGTAACTCCAGAAGTCGAGGTAGCCCATCGTCGCTTGCTGCTGCGCGACCATCTTCCGCTCGGTCGAGTTCATCGCGAGGATGGAGTTCGGCGCCACCACGAAGACGAACTGTTTGTGGAAGGCTTGCGCGCGTTGATCCGCGGTGGTCAGGTTGGCGTCGAGTTCGGGGATGTAGCCCTCCTGCCCTGGCAACAACGCAGGTACCAAGGTGGCAGGGTCGGCATCCATGTCTTCGAGGACGACGGCGGCTTCCCCGAGGATCATCCGGCGTTTGGTCTGCGACAGGAACTGGAAGTAGTTGACCTTCGTCATCTCCGAGAGGTCGCGCATGAAGGATTCAACCTGCCGCGCTTCCTGACGGATTTCTGGAGTGAGCGCTTCGTAGTACTTCTGGATCGTGTCGGCCGAGGGCATCTGCCGCAGTTGCAAGAGCGCGGCGAGATTGGCCGTGCCCGAGAGATCGTTGTGCTTCGTGGTGAGCTTGTCCCAGAGTTCGGAGGCCATCGCGAGGATCTGCGGGTTCGGGCCGTCCAGCTTTTCGTACGCTTCGCCAAAGCCCGGTTGCACTTTGATGCGCTTGCCCGGGCGCTGCGGGTCGAGCGAGCGCATCGTGGCTTCTGACACCGCGTTGCGGTTCCACTTGACGTCGTAGTTCAGCCACTGCCGGATGCCGAGCCGAATGTCTTGAACCGTGTCGTTGATCGCGTCCTGCACGGGCAGGAGATCGTTGAACAGCGGGATGCCGAGGAACTGCCAGGGCACCGACCACAGGCGCATGCGACACAGGGGGAAGAGGCCGTGCCAGTAGGTATTGGGGCCGTCGAAGAGAATCATGTCGTCGGTCGAGACGATGAGGCGTCCGCGGGGGTACAAGGCCGCTTCGGGTGCGACGCTGTACGCCCAGTTCGTGCCAGGCATGCCCATCGGAATCGGCTTGCCCGTGAGGTTGCGCGTGCGGTCTTTGACGTAGGTGCGGTACAGGGCAATGTTGCCCGAGCGCGGTTGGCGAGAGTGGACCGAGTCCTGCCCGAGGCGGTCGAGCGGGTCGGCTGGGGTCAGGAGGTGCGACATCACCGAGCGGAAGCGCCCCTTCACCTTATCGATCACCGAATCAATCGAGGGCCGGAAGAGTTGCGCCTTCCCGGGGTACATCGCTTTGAGGGCGTTGACCGTGTGCTCTTCGCGCAGGGTCAGCCCTTCCCAGAGCTGGGGCGAGCGCGCGTGCGAGGGGCGGAAGGGCAGCGTGTCGCGCGGGTCACGTGGCGAGAAGCTGTGCGCACCACCAAAGGGCGCGTGCGGATCCCAGTCGACGACGAAGTCGCCGGTGCCGGCCGCGAGCGCGATCTTCACGCAGTCGCCGAGATCGACGTCCGCGAGGGTCGTGACCCACTCGGCGAGGGCGTACTGATTCAGGAGATCGGCTTGGCGCTGATAGGCGGTGTTGAGCGTCTTCCAGCCGAACAACGGTTTGATGTCGGTGAGGGCGGAGACGTGCGCCTGCATCGCCTTGCGGGATTCGTTGATGACGACTTTCGGGAGGTACTTGAGCTTGCGCCGTTCGGGATCGAGTTGCTCGCCGACGACGTAGCGGAGGGCCGGTTCGATTTGGTCGTAGGACGGGTCGGAGCGGTTGATTCTGTCGCCGTCCTCGCGGAGTTCGCGCAGCCAGCCGATGACGCGGGGGTCGCCGTACTGCAGGGATTCGGCGGAGGTGGCCGGAAGGCCCGCGAGGCCAGATGGACTAAATTCGGCCACGCTAGGTGTCCCCGAGCGCGGAGGTGTTGCTGTCGTTCACGCCGGGACCATAGGCGAACTCTGGCTCGCTGCCGTCGGCTTCGACATGCGCCGCTTTCGTGTTGCCCCGCAGTCCCCACTTCCGCTTGACGTCATCGGGAATCTTCTCCGAAGGCGGCTCGCCGAAGGTGTTCGACTGCATGTTCGAGGCGTTCTGCGAGAAGCCGCGGAAGCGAATCGGCTGCCCGAGACCATCCGCCGCCATCTTTTCGGATTCGCGCTCGACCTCACGGAGTTTGTGCAGCGAGTCGATCTCGACCACACGGTTCAACCCGTCCCGGCAGGTGAACTTCTGGAAGGTCTCGCCAGAAGCCCCGTCGCCGTCGGTGCGAAGGTCCATGCGCGGGCGGGGCACCACCCAGATCATCGGGTAGCCGCAGTGCTGGCAGTCAGGGAGCTGTGCCTGCCCGCCGACCTCAATAGACCTGTACTGATCGCGGAGGGTGAACTTACACGATGGGCAAAAAAAGTCGTGGTTCGGCACCTACGCAGACGTCCACAAATCTTGTGTGAGCTTCTTCACCAGCTGCTGCATGTACACCAGCACCGTTTGCCCGCGCTTGCGTGCGCGATGGGCCAACTCGTCCCACTGCGCGACCGAGAACTCGACCTCCACCTTACCAATCGACAGTGATGCGAGCTTGCGGACAGCGGCCATGAGGGCAGCAGAATCGCGCGTGGTACCAAACCCAAGGACTTTCTCCAAGGTCGCACGGTCGTCTGGCGCCAGTGAGAGGCCGGGCTGCGGCGTGAGTTCGTACGCCTGCTCGAAGAGGGTCTGGGGCATGACGTCCAGCACGACGCCTGAGCGCAGAATCACCCAGTCGTCGGGCGCGGCGTGGAGTTGCTGCCCACCCAAGGCCGAGAGCATCGCGTGGTCGATGGTTTGGTAGGCGGTGAGGTCCGTTTGGCCGGTGCGCGCGCGAATCTGGACCGGGCGCATCGCCTGCCGACGATCCGTACCTGGCGTCGTCGGCGGGAGGTCAGTAGTCGCCGCCACTCCCAGCCCCGTGACGCGGGTCGAAGTAGACCCCGGCGTCGTCGGCGTGGAGGGCGAGGTCGTCATCTCCTTCATCATCGATCCCTTCGTTGGCCGCATCGGCCGTCGCTGAGGAGTTCCGCCAGTCGAGCAGCGGGGCGCCGGAGACCTGTTGCTGTTGGAGCATCGAGGCCCGGCGGCGCCGACGTTCGGCAATCGGTTCGGACTCCCCGCCACTCAGGCGGTACGCCACATAATACGCGATCGCCGACGAGAAGATCGCATCGTCGTGTTGGCCCTTGGCGTGTTCGGCTTCCCCGAGCAAGCCTTCGGTCACGAAAAAGCGGAGTTCATTGCGCGTCACGGGCGAGTTCAGGCGGAAGTCGGCGATGCCCGAGATCGGGTCGGTGGTGGTAACGGCGTCGCGGAACTTCTCCAAAAGAATCGGCCGCGTGCGGGTGGTGGTCGACCAGCCGATGCGCTTGGTGTAGCGCGCGGAGGGGTCGGCCGCATCGACGACTTCCCAGACGTAGAAGTTCGAATACTGCAGGTGCAGTTGGAGGAGGTCTTGAACAGTCGCCCCGTGGTTGTTCA